ACCGCGTCACATTACTTCAACTTGCGAACCCTCTAGTATTACGTTGCCCGAAATTGTCGAAGACCTAAGAACGGAATTTAACGCCGCTTGTATGTTAGGGTTTGGCGCGGGGTTGCCCGAGTTTGTAATGAATGGGGCTAGGTCTATTTCGGTGTCAATGCTTATAAGTTCGACTTTCGTAAGCGTGTCCGTTGTCGCGTTGTAGTCAATGATTTTATTAATATTCCACCATGAGTTGTCAATGCGTATTTTGTCGTTAAGCTTTAGCGCTTGTATGTCGTTTTCTTTTAAGTAGAAAAACGCCGTCAACATTTTACCCTCATTAATTTGGTTAATGGTTCGACGCCAATACATATTGTAAAGCGTGTTATTAGTTAACGTCTGAGGGCTGTAATAGTAAAAGTCGCAAGTGCCAAAGTTAATATCAAAGGTTGGTGTTAGCGCGTTGTCAAAATGCGTAATAGCTGGGTAAGTAGTTACCCCGTAAGTACCCGTTAAGCCGCCGTCGATTATATCGTAAGAGCCGCAAGATTGAGCGCCCCCATCGTAAAGTATTCTTATGTTCGTCTTTGGCGCTTGGCCGTCAATCATGGGGACAATTGCGCCGAATGTAGTTTGGGCTATTGGCGTAGGGCTAAATAATAATTCCTTTTTGTCTATGTCGCGAACGTACTCGCTATTGAAAATGTATTCTTGTTGGCCGTAGACTTCATTTGTAGCTTGTTGGTAAAGCTTGTTTGGGTCGTCGCTATCTTGTTTGTAGGTTAAGATTAAACGCTTGTTTGTAACGTCGGGTAAAAACTCTAAATTTTGCTCGCGGTCTTTGGCTAGTTTATAAGTCCAGTCGCGCTCAGTTCCGTTGTCGTAATATTCGTCGCGGTGTGTTAAGATTATATTGTTAGGCGCGTTCGGGTCGGTGTCCGCGAATAGGTTGTACATTTGAAAAATAGACTTAACAAAATCGCTTTGCTTAATCTTTTTCGGAACGTACTCGTTCATGTTTATAAATCCGCCCGTCGGTTGCGTGTTGCTATTCGGTATTATTTCTAGATCAATGTTTATAATGTCTATGTTAACGTCGACTTGAGCCAATGCACCCGCAGCAGTTCGCCAAGTGTATTGCCCAAATGTCATGTTTGATTGAATACCCGCGCGCAAGCTTAACAAGTCACTTGTAAATATGTAAGGCGTTGGCGTTGTTATTCCCGTGTTTTGGTAAGTTCCAAACGTAGTCGTACCCGAACCGATAAAGTTGTTTATAGGAATGCCCGTAAGCGTACCAATGGAACCCGTACCGCCAGGCCCAACGGCGCGTAAATACGGCGTGAAGAGTCTAGGCGCTGGGACAAAAGTACCCGCTTGCGTATTGAAAATATATGGTTGTACGGGGCTAGCCGAATGGTTAAAGAAAGTAACTTCATACGTAACGTTGTACTTAAATTCGTACGACTGCGAAGCTACGGGGTCGGCGTCCGTTGGCGCGTTGTAAATTCCCGTTACTGGGTTGAAAATGTTTTGTTGGTCTAGCGTTTCAGTCCAACCAGTTAGCGTTTCGAAAAAGTTCAAGAAGCTACCAACAATGGTTTGTGAATTGGTAGTGGCGTAAGTGTTTCGGGCTTTTACTTTGAAGTCGTTCCAGTCTATTACATTTTCGTCGCCGTTGTAAGGAATAAGCAATTTATCAAAGCGCGCGTTTTGTAAGTTCGCCCAAGTGTAGGTAAAGCCAGCCGTTTCAAAGATGCGGTCAAAGTAAGTCTTGGCGTAAATTGCGGGTTTGATTTTACGAACGTTGTAAGAGTTCGTCGCATTATAAGGTAAGACGTATTTAAAGCCGTTGGCTTGCGTAAAACTAAAGCTGCCAATTATAGCGCTAGAATTTGAAAAATGATTGAGGTCGCTAAAGTCTAAGTTATTGAGTTCCTTTTGTGCAATGGCTGTAAATAGTTGGCTTTTCGTGTCTTTGATTAGAACCTCGTAACTTACATTTTGCTCGTGTGCGTCCGTTGTTTGGGTTTTGTTTACCGATATAAGTTGTAAGATTGCGTCTTCTAAAATGACAACGTCGTTTTGCAATACTTGGCAATAAGTCAACTGATTAATATTGAACGTTCCCTCAGCTATATTCACGTCGTAATAGTGTCCTAATAGTTGGTTGTTGTTGTCCGTACCCGCTAAAACTATGGTCTTTGAAAACGTCCCGTTGCGTTTTGTTAGGTCGCGTATTTCACCAACGGAAAAAGTAAGGGGAAAATTAACGTCTTGGCGCACGTCTAGTACGCCCGTTTCTAAAACTATCTTAACCATTGATTGCGTCGTTATTTGCTAGCTTAACAACTAGGGTTTGTTTGATTAGGTTCTTGTTTCTTTGCTTAAATATTTCGTAAGAGTTATTGGTAACAATTACGGGAATGTAAGGGCCGCTTGTAATTAGCAACCCGTCGGGGCAACTATACTCGACACGCTTTAAAAATACTTGCGGGCTTGTTACTAGTTCCTCAAAGTACGCGGCCATGTCTTGGTTCATCCAGTTTGAATTTAACTCTAGCGTTTTGGTTGCGCTTAGATTGAACGTACTAAACCCGAACTCGTCGTAATTGTAAGTCCATTGCCCGCTATTGACATAGCCTTGAACGTCTTGGTTGTACTCTTCGCGTTGCACTTCGCCACGTTCGTAAGCTTTCAACTGAAAGGCAAAGCTAGACATTGAACCCAAACGATCCAAAAAGACTAGGTCGTATTCGGTAATGCTTTCGCGGTGGTCTATATTCACGCGGTATTTAACGGAACTTTGACCCGAGTCGTCGTACCAAAAGTCGTAATAGGTAGTGTCGTCTTTTACTAGCGGTAAGGTTCCAGCGTTAACGACAAGTGTGCCAGCGTTGTTAGGCCCAACAGCTACGCCCTCGATTGTGGAGTTATTCGTTAGTAGTTTGCTGAATAGGTCGCCGTTTGAGTTTTCAAAGACTATCTTTTTACCTATGCGCCCGCGTAAGTTAATCCAAAGGTCTTGGCCTCTAGTTGCGTAAAATTCCGCTTGCGGTTGGTTGGTAAGCCAAAGCTTTGTAGGGCCGTTAGGGTTGTACGTGTTTTGGTCGTATGTCGGAAAGTCTAGCCAACGGAACGCGCCGTTAAATACGCGCTTAGTTCCAAAGGTTATAATATTGTATGTTACAATTTTTCGGTTGTCGGCGTAGGTTACTAGCCCGTCAATATTTGCGTTTGTAATACTTGAGAAAGGCACAGCCACCTCGAACCATGTCGCGCTAGAGTTGACGACCGCGTGCAAGCCCTCGAGTAATGGGTTAGCCGTACCGCCGTCCGCTTGTTCAATGTTTACTTGGTCGCCTACAACAAACGTGTTAGCCACGTTCACGCGAACGTTACCGCCCGAGTTTGTCAATGCCGACGTGTAGCTGAATTGCGCTAGGAACTCTTCACCCGTTTTTAATTGGTAGGGGTAATAGCATTTGTTGGCGTCGTAGTCCGTCGTTACGCTTGGCTCAAAGTTCCAGCTTACGTAAGAACTTAGAAACTTAGATAGGTCTAGTTCGCCGTTGCCGCTGCCAAAGGTTGGTAAGACTTTAAAGCGCCCGATTAAGGTAGCGCCGCTATATACGTCAAAGATGTACTTAAAGCCGTCGAGGTTCTTATTAGTCGAGTCGATTATAAACTTTACGGGGTTGTAAGAGGGTGTAAAGATTTGGGGTTCTGCTATTGTTGTTTGTGCCATAACTATATTAATTTGCGTCCGTCTTTAATTAGAAAGCGAAGTACGCGTCGTCGGTGAAGTATTGTTCTTTTATGTAGGTCGTCGCGTAACGTGTCGCATCCATAGCGTCGTCGAATAGCTTGACGGGTTCGTCTAAGATTTGGTCGCCTACCTTTTTCCATTTGTAGTTTTGATATTCTTTTTTTAGGTATTCGTTTTCAAGACAAAAGACGCCGAACGTTTTTATATTGTCGATGCCTTTCTTAACCGACTTGTTCGCGTTCAAAACATTGTAGCCCGCGTTATTCATTTCGGCAATGATTTCGGGGCGTGCGTAGTCGGCTATTATTTCCGTTTCCTTTTCGATGCCTAAGGCGTTAATGCGGTCGATTAGGTTCGAGGTTGTTAGGTAGCTTTCGTAAATGACTGGCTCAATGAAAATATCCTTTTCGTGCCAATAGACGCGAACCAAAGCTGTGGGGTGATTGTACCCAAAGTCACACCCGTAAACGTACTGAGTAAAGCGTGAGGGTCGGTGTGGTAAAAATGTCCAGTTCGAGTAAATGTTTGATTTGCTTATAGCCTTTTCCCCTAGCGCGTAAATTTGGTAAAGCGCCTCGTCGGTTCGTTTGAGGTCTTCAATTTGGCGTTTGATTGAGTCGGGTAAAAATGGGTTGTCGCGGTACGTCGATTTGATTAGTACGCTTTCGTCTTTTGGTAGGTCGTAAAGCCATGAGGTCGAGTCCGACGGGTTGTAGTCAAAGATTAGCTTTGATTCAGTACGCATATTCAACTGCGTGAAGTCGTCGTAAAATAGTTCGTTAGCCTCATTGCACCAAGCTAGGGAGCGCTTGCGACCCCTTATTTTTTGCTCGTCATCGACTGAAAAGAACTCGACCATTGAGCCGTTAGGGAACGTGTAAATATGTTCGGACATGTTATGGCTAGCCTTGTCGTAAATTCCCGACTCTTTAAGCACCTCGAAAAAGTCGCGCATTGCTGTTGCCCTTAAAGCTGGGAACGTCTTACGAATAATAGAAACGACGACGCCTTTGTTTTGTAGGCAATAGACTAGGATCAATTGACAAAGCGAATACGTCTTACTTGAACGGCTGCCACCCTCGTTAATGATAAAACGCGCCTCGTTATTGTAAAGCGCGTCGTAATTTTTTTCAAATACAATTGTAGATTGCAAGTCCATTACAAGTCCCTTACTATGGTTAAAATCTTATGTTTGATTATTTCCATTTCGTCTTCGTTCCAAATGCTTTTCCATTGTTGCTCCGACATTATAACGTTTTCAATTGGCGTTGTCGACACCATGATTTCTTTAAGGTTCATTAACGACTCTAGCTTCATGCGTGTAGGCATTTGCTTTATTTCCTCAATCGTCTTTTGCTCGTTTAAAATTTGTTCTTTCGTCTTTGGCATATTACTCTAGTTCTTTGGTGTCGGGTCTAATAATGCTTATCTTAATTTCGTTTATGTTTTCCCCGTTGCTTGTTACGTCCGTCTTTTCGGTGAGCGCGTTTAACCTGGCAACGATATTTTGTTGATATTGCCCAACGAGCGCCCCCTCGACTTGGTCGTTTCGGATTTCTTCTTTAATACGCGTAACGATGGTAATAAACGTGTCGAACACCCCCCCGACGTTGTACCAATAATTATTTATTTCTTGGCCTTGCTTATTGCAATACGTCTTAAACCCGTCGATTGTAAGGGGTGGCACGTGTTCTTCGTACAATACGCCTTTATTTGTAGCCTTTGGGACTTTACGTGTTCGGCTCTTTGTTTCTATTACGTAGTTTTCGAATAGGGTGTAAAGCTCTTCTGGTTCTTTTAAGTGTCTAGGCCTTGCCATTTCTTTTCGTGTTTTTAAAGTGGTCTAAAAATTCGTCTTCGGTTATGAACTCTACGCACATTAAGTTGTCTTGGTCGGTTAGATAAATTACGTGGTGGATTCCGTCTTTTTTTAGTTCGGCTTCTATTACGCTACAATAAGCGGCCATGTTTTTACCTATGTCGACTATTGCGTATTTCATTTGTCTATTTGTTCGAGTTTACGTTGCGCCCATTCTATGCCTTCATCGCCACCCCAAGCTAGCCACATTAAACGCCCGCACCCGTCGCCTAGTTCCTTAGTTGAGTTTTGGCGGTGTCGTTCAAAGGCTGCCATTCTTGCTATTGTGTCGCGGCTTATTGGTTCGTTTTTTGCTAGTTGGTTGGCTCTTTGCTTACCTACGGCCGTACCGCAAGAACCCCACCCGTTTTGCTCAGCCCAACGTAAAGCTATTTTAGCGTTTTCGGTGGCTTGTTTTGGATAGTCGGTGTACGTCTTTTCGGCAAAAGCGTTCTTATAAATGCTTAGGGCTTCATGCCAGTGCGTTTTCCAAATGCGGTTACAAACGGCGTAACGTTGTTTTTCGTCGGGGAACGCATTAACGCTTTCCTCGTCGGCCATACAACGCTGAATAAACGTATCTTTTTGTTCTCCTTTAATTGGTTGAGGCATTGCTTTTGCGTTTACGTGTTTTTGTAGCTGGTTTCTTACGTGTTTCGGTAGGTTCGACTGCCTTAGGCTCTTCGACTGCGTCCGATTGCGCCGTTTCGTGGTCTATGCCCGTGTAAGAAATAGTCGATTTCTCGAAAAGGTAGCCTAAGCCTATGGTATTGTAATACGCGAAACGCGCGGGGTCTATTTTGTCGACCTCGATTTTACGTTGTCCTAGAACTGAGTCGTAAGACACTATTGTTTTTCCTTTGTATTCGTCTTTAATTTTCATTTTGTTCGTTTTTATTTAGTTCCTCGTCAAAGCGCCCCAATATGTAGGCACAAATTCCGACCCCTAAAATTTGTAAATAGGCCGTTTCGCCCTCATAAATCAAAGCCACGCCCATTGCAATAAAAGCAAGGGTAGCAACTGCGTAAAGTAGTTTAAAAGCGCTCATAACTATATTGAATTTTACGAATTTTTTGTTTCAAGTCCCGTATCATGTAATGGGCCGACGTGCGGCTTACGTTAAAATAATCTGCCATAGCTTCGGCCGTTTGCTTTTTTTCGTCAAAGTAGACTTGGGCTATTCGTTTTTCTACTGGGTCGACTATTTCGGCGCGGTATTTTTGTATGCACCATTTGCGAAAGTTGTAAACGTTTTCAATTTGGATCTTGTCCAGCACGTCGTCGTCTTCGGGTTCGTCTAGTAGGTCGGGAACTTGGCTATTTATGTCGTCTTGTTTGTGGCTTAAAGACGTGTTCCAAATGATTTGATATTTGATTGTGTTTAGTAGGTAACTTTTTACGCTATTTTCGTCCGTCTTTGCGTTGTCAATGGTCAAAACGTGCAAGTAAGCGTTATTTATGCACGTGTCGGCGTTCAGCATCGAACACGCTAGCTTTTTACTATTGACGTAACGAGTTAAAAAGTAATTAGCGTAAGCCCTTACTTCGTCGTAATTCTCGCTTACGTACTTGTCAAGCGTTCGCTTCAAACCATTGTAAGAACTCATTGTAAAACTTTTGTCGGTCTTGTACGGCGCATAAACAGCGGTTGTCGCGTTCGCCCGTTACCTTGTTTCGAATAGCTTGCAGCTTACGTAAGTGCATTTTACTTAGCCTTTCGGGTTTCAAATTGGCTAAGATTCCGTTTATTTCTAGTAGTTGAGCTTCGCTAAGCATAGGTCGACAACGTAAGAACATAAAGAAACTAGGCACGCGGTAAGAAATTGACCGCTTAAAGCCCAAGTAACCCAGAAGCCCATACACTTAGGACAACCGAACGCCCCGTGTAAATAGATTGTAAGGCGGTTTAACGGCACTTCGCTAAAGATGCGGTCAATTAGGTCTTGTAGTGGTTCAAAGTTCGTTAAAAACCACGCAAGCGCAATGTAAAGTAGTATTTCCATGTGGTTAAATTCTAGTCAAATATAAGATTAATTTTTAAACAAGACTTTTTTTAAATAAAAAAGCCCCTTTTTACGGGGGCTAGTTCTAGTGTAGGTGTTTATAAAGGTATTCGTCAAGTTTAACGAGGGTCGAAAGTGCAACGTCTTTGCCGTCTAGGAAATTGTTTATTTGGAAATGGTGAAACTTTCCCGTCTTTTCCTTTATTTCGGTTACTATTTGGTTTCGAGTTCGTGTTTTCAATAGGTCTTTGATACCGCGCCTAAGCGCTTCGTCTTGAATAAACATGATCATAAGTTAAAATGGTAAGTCGTCGTTTGAAACTACTGGTTGCGTTTGAGGGGCTACGTATGGTTCGGAAAAAGACGCGCTAAAATAAGTATTTCCAGCGCTAGACGTTTTAACCCAGAGGGCTATCTCCATTTCTTTTCCGTTTACGTTTACTTTGCCTCTGTAGTCGGGTTGGTTTGGGTTCGTCTTTTTGTCGTTCTTGAAAATTGCGCCCGTGTTTGTTTTGTTTTCCATTATTTTGGTTTTAAAAGTTACTAATAAAAGCAATGATAAGCGTAATGCTTACGGCTGCTACTAAAATCATTGTACCGATTGCAGCTAATTCCGCGCGGTCTTGTTGTTTTCGTGTTTGTTTAGGCATTTGGTTTTTAAATTTCATTTTAATTTGCGTGTCCTTTACGTCCTTTTTGTCCTTTTGCATACATTCCCAAGAATTGCGGTACTCAGTCGTTAACATTGCTACGCGTTTGGCAGTTGCGCGGGTTGGTTTTCCATGCGACCAAGTGTATAGCCCGTGTTCAAGTCGTTTAACGTAGCCATGTTGTTTCAAAATGTAGAATAAGTCAAAGCGTTGTTTACTAATTTCGCTGAATTTAAACGTGTTTACGGCGTGCATTTCGTTTAGTAGGTCTTTGTAGGACTCTAGGTTTACTTTTGTTTTCATTGTTCTTGTTGTTTAAAGGTTTTTATTAATAAAAAAATAATAAATAATTAAACCAATTAGCCCTCCTATTGGCAGAGATAATATTATTACTTCTGATATATTCATTATTCTTGTTGTTTTGAACTTGCCGGAATTTCCGGATAGTTGGATTTTTTAAATTTAATTCCACATCTTTCACAAGTAGAATTACTTGCAATCCTATTATCCAACGGCATATAACCAAACTCTTCAATGTAATCACTCATTGAGGCAGTCCATTTATGCCATCCAAATAAGCATAGTATTCTTTTCATTGTTCTTGTTGTTTAAATCTTCTATTATAATAACTTTCTCCTGCAGGCAAATCATCGTGCGTCATTGAACTTACGTTGTAATAAACTGCGTCAATTATCTGCTTCTTCTCCATTTGTTTGGCTTTGTCTAGAATATTAGGCAATTCTGCAATAGCTTGATTATTTGAAATATAACCTTGCAATATTTTAATTTCTAATTGCTCAATTTGGTTAGCATACCATTCTACTGCTGTTTTCATTGTTCTTGTTGTTTAAAAATAAAGTGTCAGCACTTTTGTATTAAGCTACTTACGACTATGCAATCGGGGAGGTGTTGGTTATCTACTCCATCCACTGACACTATAATTTATTGTTGTTTAAAGGTTTTTACTTCGTCTTTTAGTCTTTCTACGTAAAGAGTCGCGTCCATAAGTTCGTCTTGTAAGTGTGTAAGCCATTCTAAGGCGCTTAGGTCGTTTCTTTCTAGTGTAGTGTTATATTTCATTATTCCGAGTTGACTGCGTTCGTTAAAACGGGCCAAAACACGTAAAACTATTTTGTCTTCTATTTGCTGTTTCATAGCTTGTATATTTCTTGTTTAACTTCTATCCAATAATTACTATACGCTCCAATTCTAGGTATTATTTCATGAACTAACATCAATGCACATTGTTTTGCTTGTATGCTACATTGTATTTCTTCGGTAAATTCTTGACAAATAATATAGTATTTATCAACTAGTTCTATTGCTTTTTCTTTTGGTGTCATAAAAAATTATAAAGGGTTTCGTAATACTCGCGGCAAAGTTCGACGCGTTCTTTAATTTGTTCTATTACTTCGTCGTCACGTTTGACCTCAAAGACTTTTACGCGGCGGTTGTCGGGGATATGGTCGAAATTGTGGCGCTTTTGGACTTCGTCGATTAGATCCAAACTTTCGTCTAAAAGATTGGCGTTCCAGTGCGCGCGACGGATTTCGTCTTGTACCATGTCTAGCGGTGTGTTGACTAGGCAGTAAACTAGTAAAGCTTTAGTCTTGTTTGTCAACCATAGGTAGCCTTGCAGTTGGTAAAAATAGTCCTTAGTAGGTATTTCAGTAGCAAAGAAAGGAAATGTCGTAGCGTCCCAAGAACTTTTTACGTCTAAAAGTATGTCGTCCGTGTTTACGTCGGGAGTACCCGTTAGCCAATCATTGCTAAAGTGTTCGTCGTTTTTGATTAAGAACCCTAGTTCTAGGGCTTCGCTTGCAATTCTTATGCTTTCGTCTTCGACTAGGTTACCTTTGTCCGTGTAACGGGAGCTAAACGTTTTACGTATTCCGTATTTCGCTAGTAAAACTTGTTCTTCGACGTAGGTCTTAGCCGTTTGGCTGA